TTGGGATTACACTGATTTTTTGTTGATTACACCGATTTCGATTGGTAAATCTGCATGCTATTGGGACGCTGATTGACGAGAGTTACCGGGCGATTGGCTTGTTTGTCGAAGTCAGTAGCGAGGAGTATGTCGACCTTGCCCGTTTGCCATTAGCTGGATAAGGTTTGGCGAATTTGATCTCGTCCATTTCCCTTTGAAGAACAAACATTTCGTCCTCCAAAACTTTGATGCGCATATTGTTAATGCGTTCTTCGGTCTTTTGCGATATGCTTATATCCTCGATTTCGCTGCGGAGGCCGAAGTATGTTGACATCACCGATGCAACAATGCTTGCGGTACCCATAATGGTTACCACCAGGTTTCTGATGGTTATACCTTTTAGCTCCCGATGTTCGATGGCAGTCATTTTATTTTGTGGTTGTGGCAGGTTTGTCCGGCGTAAGAAACAGGCGACTTTCTTCTCTCCGGCGCTGTAAAAGGGTTTCGCTGACTATTTTTTGACCGGTTTTTGGGTCGGTTATCTTGTCCCAGGCTAAAAAATGGGCAGCTGCTTCGGCGTAGTTCTTTTCGTTCAGCTTTGCCAGCAGGGTTGATTCCTCAAGCCCGCCGGTTCCTACGTTGTAGGTGAACGACACGAGTGCGTCAAACTGATTTTGCGTGAGCGGCACTTTAACCCGGCTATTTACCGCGTCTTCGTACTGCCCCATGGTGTTGCGGAACAATGCATCGGCCTGGAGTTCATTCGCGAGTTTATCACCGGGCTTTACTTGTTTGCCATCGTGATAGCGGGTGGACCCGTAGCCGATCGTCCATATGCCCGCTTCATCTCGATAGGCTGAAAGGCTAAGCCCTTCAAAGTTTTTAATGATGTTTAGTCCGTTTGTGGAGATGGTGTTCATTGGTTCATTAGTTGATTGGTTCATTGGTGGGAAAGCGATAAGGTTTAGGTGAACGCCTGTTTGGCGACCCGCGGTGTTATTCAGCCGGCGTAACCAGTTTTGCCGGGGTAAAGAAGTTTTTGCCGAGGTAGGACAAACCTGCTGCCAGGGCTACACTGCCGATGGCTTTCCAGTCGAATGAAATAGAACCGGCTTGCAGCACATTTTCTATTGCGGCGATTGCCGCACCGCCTACGGCTACGAGCAGGCCTTTGCCGAGGTCGGTTAGATTGAGGGAGAAGAGGGGTGATGTTTTCATTATTTTGATTTTTGATAGGTTTTAATTAAGAGTTTATATCTTCATACCCATGAAAAAAGAGGGTAAGATATTATCTATTCAATATTTGCGGGGATTGGCTGCTTTGGGTGTTGTTTTTTGCCATTATGGCTCAAGCTTGATTTCATATCCAAAACTTTCGTCAATTTTCAACTTCGGCCAAACAGGCGTTTATGTTTTCTTCCTGGTAAGCGGCTTTATCATAGTCTATTCGTTGATTAAATCCGGTTACAGACCTGATCAATTTTTTAGATTTTTGTTGAAGCGATCAATCAGGATTGACCCTCCGTACATTGCTACTATTTTGTTAACTATCATTTTTTTTGGTGCGCTGTCCGCTTCAAAAGGAGAGCATATTGTTTTCAATCCGGGTCAATTTCTTGCCCATATATTTTATTTAGTGCCATTTACAAACTATCCGTTTTACAACCATATATTTTGGACGCTTTGTGTTGAATTTCAATTCTATTTGATCGTCGGACTCCTATATTTCCTGTCTGCTCACTACATTTATAAATCCGCTTTTTTGATCGCCTTTAGCTTAACCTGCTTGATCCCGTTCTCAAATTCCTATTATTTGGTTCTCAATTATGCTCCGATTTTCGCTCTAGGAATTTCGCTGGTCCGTTTTTATCAAGATCGACGTTGGAAAAACCTTCTTTTGCCAATACTTATGGCACTTTTTGTTGGATATAAATTTGGCCTCCCGATAATCGCCTTACTGACAGCCAGCTGTTTGATAATTATATTTTTTAAGCATTCTATCCGGCTAATGATCATTCTTGGCGACATCTCTTATTCCCTTTATCTCATTCATGGCCTTGTCCTTATAATGTTCGTCGGCATCGGAAAAAGGCTTCATTTCGATTTTGGACATTATCAATTGTTTTGGCTTGTAATCGAAATTTCTATCGCTATTTCCTTGGCATACCTATTCTATCTGGTCATTGAAAAACCTTCGGTAAATTTCTCCAAGCGAGTTTTTTATAAAAAAAAATCGTCTCTAGGGATTAGTTAGTGCGTATCCATTTGAATTTAACGTTGCAGGCGATGTCAACGTGTAAATGTTTTTTACTGAAACGTTTCCCAGTAGTGTTTTACTGCCTGATCCAGATAATGTGAGATTGTAATAGCCCGGCGATGTCGAATCGGATGGCACTTGTACATTTTGATTGCCCGACAATTGATAATTAAAAGTATTCGCAGCCTGATTACAATATAACTTACCTGTAACCATGGGCGCCGTAATATTAGAATAACCAAAGACACTTTTGTTGACGAAAATACTTGTACTGTCAGTTCCGTTAATGGTTCCGATCATGTTAATGCCGCCAGTGGCATTGCTGAGGCCAATATTGGTAAAAGTCACTCCCGATCCAATCACTATATTACCCCCCATATTAACGGCGGTGTTACCGCTAATCCACGTAGAAAAGCTTAAACTGGCACTTATGTTGACAGTTCCGCTACCAAAATTTAAGCCCGCTCTGACGTCTCCGGTAAGATTTCCTGAAAAATTAACGGTGGGATTTCCGGCACTGAAATCAATTTTTCCCGTCGAGTTTTGTCCATTGGTAGTATATAAACTAACAATACCGCTTCCATTCTTGGTGAAGTTGCCGCTGTAGTTTAGCGTGCCGCTGCACGTAAAATTAAAAGTTGAACATTCCAGCGATCCGTTAATGTTACATGCCTGACTTACCGTTGTGTTTGCTGAAAGTGTTGCTGTACCGTTTATTGTTAATGCATAATAGGACGAGTAAGGCAAATTCATCGTTACGCCACTTTGCACCTGAATGTTTGAGTAACCACTGTAATTGTAGTTGAAGGTGCCCATCGACATTGCTGCGTTGGCGGATCCATAAGCGTATGTACCGATCACATTTAGAATCGCTGTGCCGTCTGCACCAGTTATGCTTCCGCTGTTTATCCAACCACCCTGGTTATTAGTTGTGCTGCCGAACAAACCATTAATAGTCAAAGTTTTGCCCGAAGCAATAACAACGGAATTGGTACCAGTGTTAATCGCCACGTTACCCCCTCCATTAAGTTGAAAGTAAAGGTTCGCCAAGATATTCCAGGTATTGGAGCCAAAATTGCAGCCTGCCCGGCAGTCTCCTGAGAAATTACCATACATGTTTATTACCGGGTTCCCGGTAAATGCGATTATACCGGTTGAATTTGCCATAGTAAGAGTGCTGTAGAAATTGACGACTCCGGCACTTGAGTTTTTACTTAGCACCCCGGCCACAGTGACTGCTCCGTTTAAATAAGCATTATAACCACTTAATTCGAATGTGCTTGAGTTAACAATTAATTGCCCGTTTATAGTAAGATCGGCAACAACGGTTTTAATTGAATTATCGGTACTTAGCGTATAATAATTGACGTTAAGAATATTTTGAGGTTGAGTGCTCGAATAGTATATCGTAGACTGAGTGCCTGCAGTGAAATTTGCGATAAAATTACTATAACCTTGCAACTCGATCGTTATAGGGCTGGTAGTACTACTAAAATCAATCGCGCCAGCACATTGCAGATTTCCGGTAATTTGCAGTGAGTTTTGACTTAGGCTAGCAGTAGTACTTGTTAATTTTCCATTTGGTCCTATGTAAAGATTTTTAATAGTTCGATTAAATAGATAGGTACCTATTAAATTGTTAGAATAATTTACGATATGATTGATATAAACGTCATCCCCGATCTGCGGATATTGAATTAGTCCTCGGTCTACAGAATTTGAAATCCATGTTTGAGGATTGTTCCATTCGCCGTTGGCCATTGAATACCAAATGTTCTTTTTTCTTGAGAGAAACAAACGGTAAGGAGACGTATTAACTGATGCTATCTCGTACATGATCAGAAATTTCTTTGTTTAGCCATAACATAAACTGCGGCGGAGGTAAGTGCGATGTTTGCCACCGACAGGGCCACGCCGCTTTCGAGGGTCATTACCCGGTTGCCTGCCAGGTCAATGTCGAATAACTGTGGCGCAAGGGCAGCTAGGGTGGCCAGGGCCGTTGTGCCATTATTGCCCGCGCTGGCAGGAACCTGAACCTGGGCGATCTTGTTTTGGGCGGTTGATGTAGAGCCCACGTATATGTCAAAGTTAACCGACGAGGCGCCCAGGTTGCGGAAAAGCACGTCGGTAATCACGCTGGCATTGGTGCTGCCGGTGGTAACCGGGGTAACAGTATTGGCCGCCGTTCCGGATGCAATGTTTACCGCCGGGTAACTTTGGGTGAGGGTGGCAAATGAGGTGGTATTGGATGAGCTGTTCATAGTTGAATTATTAAATTTGTTATTAGTCCATGGACCATGGTCCATAGTCCATAGCCGTTTACGTTTGTTTTTACCATGGACTATTGTCTATCGACTATGGACTTTTTCATAATGTTGTTTGGTAAAAGTTATAGGATATGGCCGAAGACCCGGATGGTGGATTGATCCAGCCGGCATCATAGCTGGTATTGGAGTTTTTGGCCAGTACCTGCCCGGTTGTTCCGCCGGTCGGGAGCACTTTGCCGGTTAGCGAGTTGATTTGTGCCTGCAACTTGCCGAAGGCGGATAAAATGCTGTCGGTTGCTGTAATAGCCGACACCGTCCCGAAGCTGATGCCACTTAGCACTACCGCCAAAACGCGGGCGGCGGTAAAATACAGGTTGGTGGTCCCTTCGGGTACGGCGTCGGTGCTGCCGGGTGAGGCAACGAGCTGTATATAGGCGGAGCCGCTCCAGCGATATTCGTAATTGGTATCCTGGGCAATGTATATGATGTTTGTCGCACCGGTGGTTGGGAAGGCGGCGTAGTTGGCAAACTCCTGTACCTCGTCAACATAAGCCGGAAGCTGGGCCGAGGGCACCCTGCCACTGCTGTCGAGGCTGGGGTAACCGTTTGGCTGACCTTTGTTTGCGGAATTTTCAGGTGTAAAGCCCAGCGAATTTTGCTTTGCGCTTAAAGCGGTTGCCAGGTTGGTATTATCCGTCGGCGCGCCGGACAGGTTTGCAAAGGAGTTATCCTGCCAGATGGTGTTAAAGCTGGTATTATCAGCCTTTGCCAAAACCTGCCCGGTTGTGCCCGCGCCAGGCACCCCTGCCCCCATCAGGGATACGCCTGTGCCCCATACACCGGAGGTCTTGGGACCGAAGAACACGTAGGTTAAGGTATTGATGTAAAAGTTACCGTCGACCCCGGTGGAGGTGTTGGAAGGATTGGTTGTGCCGAACAGGATAGTATTGCCATTGGTACCGTTTGTGCCGTTGGTACCCGCTGTGCCCTGCGGCCCCTGGGGCCCGGTCGCCATTGAAAACACCTGCGACCAGGCCCCTGCAGTTTTTTGATAAAATATGCCGGTAAGCGTATCGATATAGCTGTCGGAATTTTTGCCTATCGAAGTTCCCGGGACGCCGCCGCCATACAACATCGTACCGTCGGCGCCGTTAGCGGCCGAGACGGTGTAAACGATCGTCCAGGTGCCGGCAACCTTCTGCGCGAATGAGCCGCCAGAAGTGTTTACAAAAACATCGCCGTTATTGCCGCTTGTGTTTTGCGGAAGCGTTGTCCCAAAAGAGACATTGGCGCCGGTGATCAGGTTCGCCTCCAAAAACTGCAACAGCAGCGTAAAGGTGTATTGGTAGTCGGTACCGCTGTCAACGAGTACGGAAATATCCGATGCGCTGATGGAAGTAGCCACCGGGAGTTCGCTTATTTTTTTGTCGGCCATGGGACTATGATTTTTATGATTAGATGGATTTTAGGATTAATAGACGGCGGCGAAATTTCTTATTAATTCATAAATTCAGTAATGGGCAGGTAGCTGTCGGCGCCGGTTGGATCGTAACCAGATGGGAAGTTGAAGCTGGTACGATCGACACTGCGGATGCGGGGGCCGGATTGACGGGCGCTTTTGTTTTTGCCGTTGTAGTTCCACAATGGAAAGTTGACCTTATTGTCCCACAAAAACTTCTCCACCTCGTTGGCGTGGGCATTGGCTACGCTACGCTGTTGTTGTACCAGCTTTACAATGTCCTTTGGCGCAACGGCATCGGCATTGTCGTGATGTTTTAATACGGGGCCGGTCGCAGTGTAATGCACGGCATCCGCCTCGATAAACCTGGCGAACGTAAAATAAACCAGCGTGGGGATCAACCCCTCGTACAAAACAATGTGCCCGTATTTGTCCAGGTATTCGCTGCCGTTTAAAAGGTCCTTGTAGGGTTGCGGTGCGGTGTCCTGTATGGTGCCGTCGGAATTGAAGTTTTGGATGAAATCATAGTACAGCGCGTGACCTAAAAAGGGCTTCAGATCAAGGTCCTGGGCTTTTTTTATAAAGACGTTCAGGCGCTCGGGCTTCATGTTTACGGAGATGTCTTCGTAATTCTGAAATGTGGACTGGCTGATGAGATATATGGTGTTCATTGAGGGAGTTGATTAAGTTGGATTGGGTTGATTAGGTTGATTAGGTTGTTTTGGATAAGCTGAACTCAATCAACTTAATCCAACTTAATCAACCAATCAACTTGCAAAACACATCGCTTCTGCCTCGGCTTGCTTAAAGCCGTAGGCGTAAACTAAGGTGGCCACTTTGTTTTCGAGCGGAATATCAGCCAGCAGTAGTTGGTTGATGCTCGCGCCGGCTTTTATACCTGCAATATCGTCGGCAATGGTGGCGGGGACTTGTAAGATATTCCAGTTGCCGGCCGGGTTGATATCGGTGTAAAAATGGCTGAATAGTTCGGCGAAGGTTTCAGATAGTTCAAGCCGGTCGGAAGCCGTGTTGTCGTTAAACTCGCGGATGGCTTCCTTTTTTTCGCCGCCGTTGCTCAGGCCTGAAGCGTTTTCCGGGTTGATCAGGTCCTTCGGAACCGAGAAGCCTTTAATGATCCGTGCCTCCACCGATTTTTCCGTCGTTTCAAATAACTTATCGTTGTTCTGAATAGAATAGGGCTTAAATTCCGGCTTTGACGTTTCGTCCTCATACTCGATCACAATGATCTTTTGCGCACTTTTTGCGCCCTGGAAGGAGCCGAGGTCTTTTTCAAGCTGCGAGGGCACATTGCTGTAAGGCAGGTCGCTATCGTCAGGCCGGCTATTATCGGCTTCTTCGCGCCGCGATTGCATGAACAGCATCGTTGAAGGCAGGAAACCCGTGGTTACTTCGCGGTTGTTGAATATCTTGATGCCTGCTTCGGTTTCAAAATCTTCCCAAACGCTGTCGGCCTCTATCAGTGGGTAATCATCCACTTCGGGATTAAAGTAAAACAGCTGGCCCTTGAATTTTTCCCAGCCGCCTGCAGCAAGCACCTGCTTTTTGATTGTTTGAGGATTGGGGTCGTAGGTATCCAGGAAGGTGATCTTGCTGCGCATGATGTTTTTCCAGGTCTTGCGGCCCCAATCGGAATATAAGGCGAATTTACCGGCGGTGGTCGGGTCGTCGGTGTCGCCCATCCTGATGTCCTCAAACTTTACATAATTTACCGAAGCGATTTTGTAATTGGCGTTATAGTTTACCTGTATGCCAAAGCCGGTGAATAAGGCTTTATCGGTAGCAACTGCTTTCAAAAGTTTCGCCAGCGTCAGCCCTTTGGTGTTTACCAACTGCTTACCCAGTTCGGGCTGCTCAAAGCCATTGCCGCCTATGAATTTCGACCGCTTGTTCCAGCAATCTTTGGCGGTTGGCGAGCCGGCAACCAGTTCGAGCATGCGCTGCGGGTAGGCATTGTCGAGGTCGTAGTTGAGTATGCCGAAGGTTTGGTTCGGCCTTACAAATATCCTCCGCTCAATTTGTGGTAAATAGGTCTTCATTATTATTGTTTTGGATTGCACCGATTTTTAGTGATTGCACCGATTTTTCATCGGATTCAGCCGGGTGAATTTCCTCTGTTGGGATGGCTTCAAAGAGGCTGGCGATATGCGGGTACTTCTGCAGGTACCATTCCGCGTCTTCGTCGGCCAGGTTATCATTGGTATGAATTGCGGGCGAGCGTGGCGCGAATTGGTGGCGGCCGGGTTTTAATATGTATTTCTTGCTCATAGCATTTGAGTTTTAGTCCATGGACCGTGGTCCATAGTCCATGGCACTTGACGTTAGTTTACTACTATGGACTATGGTCTATCGACTATGGTCTTACGAAGCCAATAGCGCTTCAATCGCAGCGATGGTGCTGGCGTAGGTAGCAGCGCCAGTGGTGGGCGGGATGGATACGGCGCGCGGCGGGTAAGGCTCCCTCAGTTTGTCGGGATTGGTGAGTTTTAGTTTGTAGCCACCGTCGACTGTTTCGTCAGCTGCGCTCCGTTCGGCATCGGTTAAAATCAGGCCGTTGACTGCACCAAACAATTCGATGGCGGTATCGCTGGAGTTGAAATTGTTTACCGCGATAGCGCATACGCGGCCGTAGCCCATGGCCATCAGCTGCGCTTTGATGTCGACAGAGAAACCGGCGATGTTAAAGTCGATTTCTTCGGTATAACGCGGCCCGACTGATGTTTTGGCCAGTTTGGATGAGGTGTTGAAACTGTTGTTTGTCCCCTCGAATTTGTAAATGTTGGTGCCGGTTGCGGCAGTAAGGCCGGTAACGATAAGCGGGTTGGTGGTATCGTAGGTGAGCGTGACGTCGCCCTGGTTAAAGATGTAGATCACATCCTCGATGCCGGCGGTTACAGGCGCATCAGTACCTAAACTGAAGCCTGCGTTTATTTTATTGTAAATTGACATGGGAATAAATTAGTGAATTGTTGAATTAGTGAATTAGTGATTGGTTGTGGTTAGTGATTACATGAGTTACTGAACAGGTATGCGAACATTTAAAATTCACTAATTCAATAACTCACTAATTCACTAATTGCTTCAGGCTGACAAGTAGAACAGCTCGTTGGCAAACTTGAAGTTCACGGCGGCTTTCATCCTGGCCTTCATGCGTACCACGTTATCGTTGGTGTATGGCTTCATGTAAACGGTTGAAAGTTCGGAAGCATCGCCTAAAAGGTCAACACCTAAAAACAGGTTTGAGGAACGGGCGCCGAGGATGGTGTTAGCCTGCCAGTGGTTCATGATCTGCAGGGGCAAACCCAGGTAATCCATCTTTTTTACATCGGTAAAGGCGTTGATAACGTTCAGCGCCTTGTTTGCCTGTGCCTGGGCATAAGCGTAACCAATATGCAGAGGTATCTGCAGGTTAAAATCTTCCTGGATACGGTCGGCGGGATCAAGCTGGGCGTAAACACTTCCCAAAACGGATAACACATTGGTTACGTTGATATAGCTAATGGTAGCTGCAGTGGATGTGCCGCTAAAGCTTGCGGCCAAACGGCTGTTGATCTCGTTATAGTTCCTTACCAGCTTAAACGACGTGGCATTTAAAATCTGGATAAAGTACGATTGGCCCTGGATTGCAACGCCCGGCGTGCCATTGGTGATATCCGTGCTGCTACCGGTTACCGAGGTTATGGTCACCACGTCGCCGTCGGCTAAGGTCGATGTACTGCTGACTGTGACCGTTCCGGTGTCATCAATGCCTGTAGCAGCCATTGAAGTTGCCGGTTTATCCAGGCTAACTTTGAAAACCCCTGAAGCTGATGCGATGCTGGGCAATAAGCCAGTGAATGCTGCGGTGAACGTTGCTTCCTTTGTGGAACCCTTGCCCAGCCAGTACAAACGCTCATTAGCGATCTGGATCTTGGTGAGGTAGCGCTGAACCATAAAGTCGGACAAGTCGACCACGCCTTCATAATCCAAGAACGCGCCAGGTTTAAGGCTTTGCGCTTCCCAGGACTGGATGAGCTTGTCCCATTGTTCCTGCTTCATAAATTCGTAAACCACGGGGTCAAGGTAGCTTTCGTTTTGGAGTGCGGTTGTGCCCTGGTCATTGAACATCCCCGAGGGGTCCTGCAAAACCACGTCGTCATCAACATCGAGGATGATCTTGCGCGATTTTACGTCACTAATAACGGTCAGTAATCCACGCTTAACGGAATCGGCTTCCAAAAGCGTGCTGGCCATAAACCCGGCCAGCGCTTCGCCGGCATAGGTATTGTTGGTAAAGGTGAATTGAGCCATTTTTAGTTTTTTGTTTTATTATTTTGATTGGTTTAGTGGCAGCGGCGAGTAGCAGTAGCAGTTGAGATTAGTAAGGCATAAATACTGCCACTGCTACTTATTTCGCGACTGCTCTCCGAACCGCGTTTTGTGCAAGCTGTGTTTGCGGAGCGAAGAAAGGAACAGGTTCGGATTTTGCTTTTGCGCTGCGTTTCGAGCCTTCTGGGGTAAAGTCAGATTTGATCTCGTTTTTTACTTCTTCCCGGGTCTTTTTAAGACGAAGGCTCGCTACCTCCAGGGCTTCACGCGCCTCGGCTAACAGTGCATTTTGTGCGTGCAGTTTAGCTTTGATGTGCTGGAGCCGGTTTTGGATGTCCTTCGGTTTTTTTGACGATCTCAATTTGTCCGAAGGCATAGTGTCGTCGTCATCATAAGCATCCTGGTCGGTGCCTGGTTCGGCGTCCGGGTCGGCGGGGGTAACTTTTTGTACTTTACCGCCCTGTACCGCAATTTCGTCGCCAGTGGCAGTTGTGTAGCAATCGCTGGCCGCCGGGCTGCTCATGTCTTCGTCGTTGTAAACTTCGGTGCCTTCGTCCAGTTCGCCTGCATGGTGCAGGACGCCTTTGTCGGTAATTGTTTGTTTGTTCACGACTTTCTTAAAGAAGTTCATGATCTTATCCAAAACCGACGTGGTTCTTTCGATAAGTTCTTTGTTTTCAGTGTTCATGTTACTTTTATTGGTTAAGATCTTGTTGATATACCGTTTGTAAAATACCGGTGCGCTGTCCACATAATTCCGGATGAGGGTTTTATTGGTTATTTCTGCGCTGTAATCTTCCACCTGGTCGATAAAGCCCAGATCGAGCGCCTGATCAGCGGATAACCAGGTGACGGAGTCGATCAAACTGTTAACCCTAACCCCGTCCAACCCGGTTTTGTCCATGTAAATTTGTGCCAGGCGTGCCTGTACAGTGTTCAGCATTTGCACGTCTTTTAGCAACTCGTCGGCATTGCCGCCGGTGCCTACCATCGGTTTGTGGATCATCAGTAGGGCGTATTTGCTCATCACCACGCTTTTGCCACCCATTGCCACTATTGACGCGGCCGAGGCAGCCAAAGCATCAATGTACGTAGTGACGTTGCCGGGATATTTTTTAAGCAGATCGTAAATGGCAATGGCATCAAAGGCGCTGCCGCCAACGGAGCTGATATGTACTTCCACATCCTGGCCCGCGGCGGCTTCCAGCTGTAATTGAATGTAAGACGATGACAGGCTGCCCGAGCCTATGCAATCGGTATCGGTGTCGTATAAATATATTTTATAGCTCATAGTTTTGGTTGGTCCGGAAGTCCGAAAAGTCGGAAAGTCTGGAAGATGAATGTATGGTTTGGTAGTGGGTTTGATCTTTTTAAACCCTTTTTGATACTCGGATAGGTGATCAATACAAATATCCGGAGAAGTTTTTAATGTGATGGTGACAGTGTTTTGTCAGTAATGCTTTTTATGCTGATTGGCATAGTTGTTTTTGTGATTTTACCGGTTTTTAAATGATCGTCTGATCAATACAAATGTCGGGAGAAGTTTTTAATGTAATGGTGACAGTGTTTTGTCAGTATTAATTTTTTGTGATTTCACCGATTTTCCTGTGATTTCACCGACTAGTACAAATATACAAGCAATATTTCGGAGTGATGGTGACAGTGTTTTGTCAGCATTATTTTGTGATTGCACCAATTTCAAATCAATCCGACCGGTTATAACAAAGATCGGAAGAAGTTTTTAAAGCAATGGTGACACTGTTTTGTCAGTACCTCAATTGATCGGCCTGAATACCCTGTCCCAACGTACTTTGTGGAAAATATCTTTTGTTGAATCAGTGCTGAAAAAGTTCATCACCGCTTTGCCTATGATATGATCTTCCGGCACATACCCCCAAAACCGGCAATCCAGCGAATCGTGGCGGTTATCGCCCATCATCCAGTAATAATCCATTTTAAACGTGTAGGTATCTGCTTTTTGTCCGTTGATCAGGATGCCATTGGCGGTGGTTTCTACTTTATTATGTTCGTAAACTTCGATTGCGCGGCGGTAAAGGGCGAGCGTGGAATCATTAAGTTTTACCGTCCAGCCTTTTTTTGGCATTTGGATGGGGCCGAAATTGTCGATATTCCATTTAAAGTGCGGATCGTGCGGAAACACTGCTGTGTCCAAAACTCCGGCCGGTTGTATATAAGGTGTAACACTTTTTACGTTTGAAAACGATTTTAACGTTGCAACGCTTTGTGCCGGCATTACTACTTCCATAGTATTAGCACCGAGCGGCTGCCGTATCTCCATGTGCAAATCTTCAAGCGCCTGTGGATTTATATCGGTCCCATCGGTAACTACCGCATAGGATGTTTGGGCTTTGGGTGCGTTCCATGACGCTTTACCGTTAATATATACATGGCTATTTACAATTGTTAATACGTCCCCGGGAGTTGCCTGGCAGCGTTTGATCAGCGTGGTACGCTGGTCTACTGGCACATCGAAATCGGCATCAGCCGGTTTGTTAAATACCACAACGTCGTATTTTTTAATGCTGGTAAACGCAGGCAAGCGGAAATAAGGCAGTTGAATAGCATCCGAGTAAGTGTTTATACCAAACATTTTGGGTTCGGTAAATGGTATGGAGAGCAGGGTTATGGGCATCCGTGCGCCATAGCTGCATTTACTTACAAAAAGGTAATCGCCGGTGAGTTCGCTTCCTTCCATTGAACCGGAGGGAATAGCATAAGCCGAAAAGAGTAAACCACGGACAATGGTGGCGGCAATCACTGCGAAAATCACAGCGTCGACCCATTCACGGAGCTTGGTTTTTTTAATTTTTGGCTTGTCTGATTTTTTCTTGAAAGGCAATTTCCAGTTCATGATAAACGGAGTTTATCATTTAGATGGCGTGTGGATCTTATTGTTACAGATTGTTACAGAAATTTGGGATTACAATGTAAAATAAATCATTCCCATATGACGAGCACACCATTTACCATCTCACTGCTTCTTACTGAAGTTCTTCTGTTATAAATTATACTATGCCGGTCCATCCCTAAAAGCCTACGCAAATAATTTTTCTTTTGTTCAGTTTCGGCGTTGGCTAAGAGGCCATTAATTATGAAGGCCGCTTTTTCCGATTGGTTTGACAGTACCAAAGCAATTGTCCGTTGAATTTGCATCGATTCATAATGTTTATTTTTAACGCCGATTGAATCGACGATAAAGCTAATGACGGACAATGCATCACTATAATATTTATTAGTAGATATTGTGTCACCTTTTAATTCATAGTATTCTCCGACTAAAATGGTACAATAGGTGTCTTCCGGCCATTTCTGTACAATTTTCCTCATCGTAATAAATAGACTATCTTGAAGTTTTAGTTCGCCAAAAATGTCCAGTTTGTCCAAGTAGCCAAAAAAGTAATTGCTATCGAGCGCTATTTGTTTGTTTTGAAGATTTAAAGCAATTCTCAATGCCTTTTCTCTTTCAATTGGGGACTGATAACCACTAATCAAGTCGCCGGCCTGTTTATTTAACTGTACAACTTTCGGATTGATCTTGTCCGGATAAATTTTGCCTGGGCAAATGCTTGCCGAAAACAGAAAACCAAGGCGAGAAGAAGAATATTCGAAATTTTATTCATGCAATGAAGGTCTATTTGTACAAAATTAAAATAAAATTGCTTACTGTAAAAACGGTTTTTTTTATTTTGGACTTCATTGTGTGCCCCCCATTTGATTTATTAAAAATAGGTATTCACCGCAAATTCAAACTGATCTAAAAATATCTTTTTAAAAGCGCTGATATTGTTTTGTTCATAAAATAGAAGCATGGCTTTTTTGTATTCTATTGAATCAACTGTTCTGAAAGAAATAGGGCAGTAGTGATAGGCAATTAATACTGCATTGCTTACAATTCGTGCGGTCCTTTTGTTGCCGTCGCCAAAGGCTTGTATGTAGGAAAGCAATACTAATGCAAGCAGCGCTTTTTCGAGAACGTCTTTTTTACTGTTTACCAGGATGCACATGTCATTTAGGGCATCGCGTATTTGGTGCTCGTTATCCAAAGGTGTGTAGTTGGTGCCCGATATACCTACGCGGCGTTGCCTGATATTCCTGTCGACCCCCAGATCTTTTATCAATATACTGTGGATGTCTTCAATCCCACGAATGTTGAGAGGCACTTCGTAATCCGGGTGTTCGACAATAAAATTTATAGCCTCTTTGTGGTTTAGGAGCATAATGGCATCGTCTTTGGGTTTACCGGCAGCCGTTTCTTTTTCTCTTAACAAACGTTCGGTTTCCAAAAGCGAATAAGTATTTCCTTCTATTTGCGATGATTTCCAGCTCAGATCGATCGCCAAACGCTCCAACTCCTTGCTGTAGGCGGAAGTTGACAGGTGTAATATGTTATCTGTAAACTTTTTATGCAGCGCGTCAGTCCGTTGTTTTTCTTCGTCAGTGAATAGATTAATATTACTTAAAACGTCCGTGATGAGTGTGAAATTGAAATTGTTTTTGATCTGTCTTTCATCCTGTTCCCTTTCAAAATATTGATTTAGGTCGATTGGTGACAATAACTCATAGGAGGGACTCAACTTATATCTTGTTGCCCTGCCTTTCCCGTCTGTGCTTATTAGGTTTTCTGAGCTAAGTGTATTCAGGATCCGTTTGACGGTCGCATAACCGATCGATCCCTTCAGTCCATCGTGTATTTCTTTGGATGATTGCAGGGGATGATCTTTTAATTGATCTAATATTTGCGCGGTTAAGTCGTTTCTCATTTTGCGGCTCATTTGATAATCAAATATAGCTCAAAATAATTCGATAATGAGCCTAAAATTACGAATTATTGAGCTTCATGTGTATTTAAGCTCAAGTTAAGTACATTTAAAGCTCAAAATCAGCCACTTTTGAGCTTTATGATTGTATTATATGAGCTTGAAATAATGTAAACTCTTGTGGTATATTTAATCGCCATCTTCAAAGCTATTCAGCGCCCGCCAAATAGTCCGCTCATCTTTCCCAAACCTTATTTCGGCTTCCAGCACTGCCTGGTTTTTGCTGATTCCGCGGGTTTTCATTTGAGCCTGCACCCAAAGATAGATTTCGCGATAGGTAAAAATTTTGGCGGTAATAAAGCCGGCCCTGAACATTGCGGAGAATACGCCTTCGTCAAATAAAGTGTTTGCGAGTTGGATGGTCATTGTTTAGTTGTAAAAGTTGTAATGGGTTATAAAAAGTTGTAAAGGTTAGGTTATCTGAATTTAAACGGAAAAGCCAATACCACGCCAGAGGCAAAAGCTTAAAGATTTACCCGGTTAATGGTTTGTGCCAAAATATTTTGCTGGTTATTAATGTCCTTCACGTCAACATATACCGGAGGGAAATTATTGATCATCTGGTAGGCGATGGAGTTGGCCAGGTTTTTTTGGTCGTGCATCGGTTGGTTGTAGTAACGGTTGGCATCGCCGCCATCGGTAAAAATACCGCCAACTGCATAACCGCGACCCGGGTTTGCTATGGAGAAATCCCGCCCGCCAAAGCCAACGTTTATAGCACTCACCAGGTTCCGCGCCCAGGGGACCCGCATGGCTTCGGAGACAATGATCCCCTCGCCGGAACGTAGCCACGCGTTAGTATTATCGGTTTTGCTGTAGCCGGCCAAAACACCGCCACGACCATCTGATGAATAATGTACGCCGCCTGAAGCATAAGCAGGGGGTTTTTGGGCCGCAATCTTGGCAATCTCCACAGCGGTTTCGGCGATGATTGTTGGAATGTATAACGCGGACAGCACCCCTGTCTGCGCGGTGCCTTTTGTAATAGCCAGCGCGCCGTTGATAACCGCCTGTGCTATTGAGGCCTCTTGCTCTTGTTTGAAGGCTTTGATCTTTACCTGTGCCTCCTGTTGCTTAAACTTTTGCTCGATAGCCAGCTTTTGGGCGGATGTGAGGCTGCTGTTGTTTAGCTCGGCTTCTTTGTCGCGTTCCAAACCTGCTATTTTGGCGTCAGCTTCCTGTTTTATACTTTGATTAATGATAGAAAATGCTTCTTCTGAAAGCTTCTTTTCTTGCTGCAATTCAAACTTTTTTAGTTCTTCCGCCGCCTTTTTCGCCTTATCGTTTTTTTCTTTGGTAAACTTATCCGACAGCTCATTTATTTGTTTGTCTTTTTGTTCTTCGATCTTCTTCAGGATTTCCTCATTGCCTTGTGCCTGTTGTACCTCGAATTGATATTTGTCCAAAATAAGCTTTTTCTCAGCCTCCAGTTTCGCTTCCGGCGTTTGGGCGTTGTTCACGCCTTTTTGATCAGTTTCCTCTTTTTTACCCTCTACTTCCCGGTTTTTTATTTTTGAAATGGCATCGGCTGTTTGCTGTTCAAGCGTCTCCTTCTTTTTGCTGTTGATCACCATCAACTGGTATTCGGCATCCAGTTGTTTTGCAAGTTCCGCGGTGTCAGCTTTTGGGTCTTTGTTATGTGCATCACTTATCTCAGCAGCCAGCTTATTTATCCTCTCCAGGCTTTCCGAGTCCAGTTTATCAAACTGCTGATTTTTTTCTTTCTGTTCCTGTTGTAATTCCGCTATTTGCTTCGCAGCGCCTTCATGCATACCCTTTATTTGCAGTTCGGCCAGCTCGTTTTGTGCCTGTTGTACCCGGTTCTTATCCTGCTCATCATATTTATTCATAACGCCGGCCAGGTTTGAATGATATTCAGTTTCCAGCAGTTTGCTTGCCTCGTCATATTGCTTTCGGCTTATCAGTTTATCGCTTAAATATCCGTTTAGTTTGGTTAGCTCATCCTGGAAATGCGAATTCATCTGGGCGGTTTCGCTGCCATAACTTTCGTAGGTGGCCTGCACTTGCCGCGAAAGTGAATCTTTAATCATTTTCTCAGTATCGTTAGCGGCTTCGATTCTTTTTTGCGTCAATTCTCTGAATCTTTCATCCCTTTGATCATAATCATTTGCGCCGCCTTCCTTAGGCACAATATCTCCGCTCAAAAAATCATAGCCGGCTGTTTTTGCAATATCAGCCGCTTTTTTTGTTGATTCGGCTGCAATAGCCAGTTGGGCGTCTGATTGAGCTCTGAAGTCCGCGACATTTTCCGCGCGTCGCTCCATTGCCTTTTTGTGCCTTTCAGCTTTAATCTCATCTTGTTCTTTTTTTGCTTGCTCCCAGGTTAAAGAGAATGATAAGCTGTGCTTCATTCCAATGACCGTTTTATCCCAAAAAGAAAGTGCATCGTCATCAGACTGTTGACGGGCTTGTTCGGCTTGATATGCTTTTTTCGCCGCATCTTCCAACGCCAACTGAGCAATCGCTTTCTGCAAAGTCATTTTGATATAAGCGCCGCCGTCCTTGGTCATTTTCGCTTCAACTTCATTCAGGTTGGAAGCTTTGCCCATCGTTTTGCCGAGGGTGTCGTTATATTGCTGCAGTACCTCTTTTTTATCCAGGAAACCTTTTTTTGCGAGCCCAACATTAATCTTCATCTGGTTCATTTGCTGGATGGCGTTTGAATAATCGGAGCTTTGAAGTGCCTCGTTCATGTCGCCAATGCTCATTTTGGTTTTGTCGATAGCGTCCTTTCCCTTGAACAATGAACCAGCCCATTTTAGGATTTCAGGGCCCAGGGTGACAAGTATAGCCAAGCCACCCGAAAGGGCCTGCTCAAGCGATATTGCGCCGGTTTTTACTACTTCAATAACATCTTTGAAAACTTTAAATGTGCTGCCGAGGTCATTTACCGAGTCTTTTACTTTACTTCCTGATCCTGACAACGCTTTGTTTTGATTATCAAGTTTTTCGATAGAACCGGCAAGCCTGGAGATGTCCTTATCAAGGGAGGCAACACTGCCTGATATTGCCGTCAAGGGACTTGACAATCCATTAATTGAATTACGCAGGCTGTCAAAAGCCGCTTTGTACTGGTTTATTTGCTCCTGGCCATCTGAACCAACTTCTATGTCAATTAGGATTTTTTTGTTAAAATCGTCTGCCATTTTATGTTATATTAAATTGTAAGTTTAGTTTTTCATTCAAATTAATCACTATGAATATTTTAAGGGTAGAGGCATTTAACAGGCAGTCCTATAAAGAATTGGCGGATTTTGTAAATAGAAACCAAATTAAAAGAGAGAATATCCTCAGCATTGTTGGCCCCATGGACGGGGTGGTGCTTTTATATTATTATACCGATAAGTAGCCTGTTTTTACCGTGTTGTTGCTGCGGGGAATTTGAAGGGTTTAAGCCAATCAACGTATTTCCCGGCTCAATGCGCCTGTCTTTTCAGCCGGGTTATCAATGGTTTGATCTTCATATTAGTGCTAAATGTCACAATAAAGGTCTTTTACCATCTATCGTTCTGGGGGCTTATTTTTGGTAAAGACGCTTACTTTAACCAGGATAATTATTTTTGCAGCAATTAATTTTTATCACCATGGTTATTCTAAAATCTCAGGAATTCGAGGATTCAAAAGACGTTGCCAAATTTATTAATCTTAATAATATTAGGAGGGAAAATATCCTAAGCATCGTGAGTACGTCTCATGCAACTAATCATCTCGCTATTTTCTTTTATGGCGATGTAGAGACAAAGGAAATTACCCGCGGCTTTTTTGGCTGGTAATCCCTGACACGCGTAGCCCGTTTATGTAGCCTATTACCGCATACAAATATATGAATTAAATTCCAATTGGCATAATTAATCTATCCGTTAGTGAATAATTGCTAAAAATTTTGGTATTATAAATTTATTTCACATTTTTAACAAGTGATAATTTTTAACAAACCATAACCTTAAAATGAAGAAGATTATTTTTCTCCTCACCCTTGTTGCTTTAGCAGGATGCAAGCAACCGGTAAAACAAAATTCAGGCGCCATCGCAAACAGCGATGCCGGGAAACCCATGGATACTCTGCAATCGATCATCGATGCGAACATTGACAAACAGCCGGTTATTGACACCGTTTTTGTTGGGTTTGCGTTTAATATGACTAAAAAGCAGGTGATGGACCATTATCACCAATTGATAAAAGATAAACGCCTTGTGAAGGACACCGACGGAAAATTGTTTGAGTACCCGCTCAGTTTTAGTATGGTGCAGGCAAAGGCAAAGATGGGGCCGGAGTTTCATGGTGATAAAATGTATAAATTCAACCTAATGATAACACCGGCCGACGATGCGGCCACGCCAGAGACCGTGTTTTTCCAGGCTGCAACTGCATACATGAAAAAATATGATGGCAACGGATTTACGTTATATCAGGATACAGATCCTGTAGATCCATCTATAAAGCGCTTTCACTGGATAAAGAACAATCTTCATATTTTCTTATACAAAGAGGACGGTGCTACATTCGTAAGCTATATCAACATGCCAGTAGCTAAGCAGGCTGATAAAGGCAAGCAAAATGCGTCAGACAGTTCAAAAGTCCAAACAAATAAGGACATCTAAGCTATCCCAATTTTACCAATTCAACTTTCGTAGGCTGGCCTTTACGCCATGAATCAATTTTATTGATATAGTAGTAAGCATTATCCTGCTGCAGATATACCGGTATCAATAGGTCAAGCTCCAGGATGTCTTGCGGCGTTAGCATGATATAACGGATAATTTTTTTGGTTTGTGTAAGTATTTTCTCCAGCTCGGCATAATATTTTAACCGAAGATTGTCAAACATTAAGTTACCCTGCCCATAGCTTTGTTCCAGGATCGGTGCATCCGGCTTATAAAAATAAGGGGTGCTGATCACATCATTGATTACGCGGTTATTGCCGTTGCCGTCGGTGAAAGTCACCGTTTTGTTTATCAATGTTAGTTTTTGATCAATCAGTATCCTGGGGTTTACGCTTAAGCTAAAATCGTTGTTGCCGCTGGTAACGTCGATCATATTTATCTGCGCGATGGTTCCGGCAAAATACGGCCTGTTTAGAGTCGGGCCGAAGGGACTGGTAAAAAGTGTGGCATTTGCAGGCAAGGTTTGGTCGTTGACCCTTATTTGCGACCATCCATATTTAAGAGGAAGGATATTTTGGTCTGTTTGGTATTGCATGTAGTTCACCTGGGCGTAATTGCCCAATTGAAAACTTACTTGTTTGCCCTGGTTAAGGCATTTACCGCTCCAATCCTTCGCAACGGGGATATTATTTACGATATCCCTGAATGAATTAAAATAAATGGTTTTACTTGCATTGTCGGTTTGACAAACGATACCAAAACGCTGCAGCGTGTCTTTCAATAAATCTTTTTGACTGATGTCGGGGAATATGCGCTCACATTGTACCGTTTGGCCATATTGAACCGTTTGATTCTGGCTTTTTATGATAAATGCGGCGCCGGCATAGATGCGTGCGAAGCTCGGATTGTAACCATGCCATGTATAGCCGATATAAACGCCGCCGCCTTTGGGCAGCGTGGTTTGAAAAGAAATGACAGTTGTATAAAGGTCGATGCTTCCGAGTATATTGGAGCCGTCAGTCCCGGGGACCCGTGTCCAGCCGTCGGGATCCGAGCCCGGCGGATTACCAGGTTTTTTTTCGCCGTGACCACCAAAGGAAAAGTCGTAATAGTTTAAAACGCTATCTCCATTTGTTGGATAGCCCGGATCGCGATAGAAGATGGTTGCTGTGAGGTAAGTTGGATTGTTATCGGAGGAAATTTTGCCATACAAATAAACGTGCGGAAACGTGACGGTGATGATTACGTCGTTAATATCATTAGCCGTAAACAGAACTCCATCTGGAAACTGGTGCGAAGGATCGGAAATAATAGTATCCCAGGTAATTACGCCGCCTGGATTGTGTGCATTGGGGTGATTTAATACAAGTTGGGTCTGCATGGAGGCGTTTAAGCCCTTATTGTCGATTTGGTTTTGATAATCGGCGCCATGCTCGAAGCTCCCGTTGGAGAATTGAGCGAGCATCAGCGGATAAAGCGGATCGCCAAGCAGGGAGCCGGTTGCCTGGTAGCCTGACGACTGCAGCAGCAGTTCGATGGCCGTTTTGATGAAGAAGCCGGGACGCAGATTATGCACGTCGATTGGATCGGAGAAGTTGTCGCTGAAGTTGCCGTAGTCGACTACCGGGTATATCCAGCCATCAGTTTTGGTTTGTGAATCGGCAGCATTATCCAGGTTCCATAAATGATCGTACGGTTTCCAGACAAGGTTTTGCCCGTAATTGCTCCAAACACTGGTGCTGTCGCCCATGTCATATAATTTCCCATCGATAGCATCAAAAAAATCAACATTTCCCGAAAGTATCGTGATGCCCGCAGTATCCTGGTCAATGTTGTTCAGCTCGCCGACGCCATAGGGGATAATTTCAAGGCCGTCCTGGATAATCTTTGCCTGGTATTTCTGGTAAGGGAGATTAGTTGCAAAGGCAACGTCATCAGGAAACCCAAGGATCTGCCGGTTGCGCTGGGTTAACGGCAGTTTAAACTGATTACTGGTATTGCCCTGCTGGTTTTGAACCTCGGCCAGGTTATTGATCTGGAAGGTTAAGGCAATGGGGCTGTCATTACTCAGATCGACAAGTTGATCGTTAAGGTATAGTTGGAGTTGGTCCATTTTTACGAGATAGGATAAATTAAAAAGCGGCCGAAACCAAAGATTTCCGGGCCTGGTCGCTATTGTGTTTGAATATTTATGGAAGGCATATTAAACATGACGCTGAATGGCGCCTGGCCGTTAAGTGTTTCATACTCCGTAAACGTTGCCGTGTTTAATACCACAGTTTGCCATTTAACCGGGTTTTTGTTCATGAGCATTTGTACTTTGGGAGAGTACTTGATAGATTGCAGCCCTTTTATATCAGCGACGGAGAGATCTTCGGCCATTACTTTCATCTTTTGACCGGCGCTTTTGGCGACAACCTCCTCAATGCCGTCCTGGTTTGCCCAGTCGAAAACGAAATTTTTGATGATGACTGCATTCTGCACGTCGAGTGAAATTTCCTGATTGTAAACAAAGCGATAGTAATTCCAACTGCCGGTCAAACCGACCCAGCGCAGATAAACGGACTGCTCATCAACAGCATCATCAATTCTAACCGTTTGAGTTTGGCTTAGCTGGTGGGGGTTGCCGCTGCTATCGTTATGCGTCAATGCCAACGTGAAATAATAAACATCGCTGTCGAAGTTTTGATCAATCAGTAAGCGATTCAGGCCCAGTTGCGCCGGGATAGGTGTGCTAAACGACGACTGACTTGCGATAATAAACTTGCTTCCATCCTGGTTAAGCAGCCAGGATCCATCCTCGTTCAATAAGTAGCTGTTTTGCGGGCCACCGGGCAGCGGATTACGGTTTATATCCAATAATGTAAGCTGGCAATAAAGTTGCAGGCCAATTAGATCTTCACTATAAATAAAACCAATGTCAAAAGGATAACCATTTGAGTAGGCAGGCTCGGTGAAGTCAGTTACCCACTTTGCCAGTTGACTGCTATCCGTAACCGTCTGAAAAGGCACATAGGCTGCCAGATTACCTCCATACACATCGCCAAGCTGCTTTGCAGCGTATAGCACATAATAAGGATCGGTTATGGTTGTATAGGATAAAATTTGCGTGCCGGTTAACTTCCCGTCCCAATATTCAGCATATGCAATTTGATAGCTTGCACTGAGATTGCTGTCGCGATAATTTATTAGAGTGAAATTGCTGGCGTCCTGTGCCCGTAACAAACTTTGCAAAAAATTGCTGATGTCTGCCTTTACCAGGCCAGTGCTATCGGGACGGTTTGTCGAGACGATCGTGTTTTGCTGTCCGCTGATGGGGTCCTGGTAAGTGATTTGCGTGCGCACCTGGTAATAAGGCCTCAACAAATTGATATTGATGAACCCGGTAGCATTGGCAGTGTAAGGCGTGTTGATAACCAGGGTTCCGCCGGTTTGAACAGAATTAACCATATAGACACCTGAATAGCTTTCGGCATTGATATACACATTTACCGGTATGATATTGGTTAGAACCACATTTAATGCCGCGGCATTGTTTATCGCCGTGGTGTTTGCCGCAATAGCGT